GGCGTGAATTTATTGAAGCCAGTCGACTCCTGGCCTGTAATCAGTCCGCGCAAGGCGCCTGCGTAGCGAGCCGCGCGCGTATCTTCCGGCACGATCTCTGGGCCGCCGCGCTTAGGCTTTCCGCTTGCAGTAGTACCGAGATCGGACGAGCGCAACGACACAAGCGGCCGAGAAGTAAAGCCTGGATTGTTCTCGACGACGCCTTGCGAGTTGACGTACGTCCCCCGCGTCGGCAGCGCTTCGCGCTGGTACATCTGGAACGAGTCGTAGATCGGATCGCGCATCGCGCCGGACGGCGTGCGTAAGTAAGCCTCGCCCATTGCGTCGGTGTAGGCTTCACGCGTCGCCTCATCCGCGCGGTTCAGACCAGCCAAGTGGCCGGTGTTCTCGCCGGTGACAAATTCAAAAGTATCGTTTGCGGTGTATCGCGGGACCGCAGAATCGATGCCATAACTTGCGCGATCAACAAGCTCTTGTTCGCTTGCCGCTTTAGGTGGCTTTTTGCCAGCACGAAGCGCTTTCTTGACGGCGTTAGCGTAATCGCCCTTGTATTTCTCGAGACGCTGAGCGCCCCAAGTGGCGGCCTGCGCTGATCGCGGCGTCCACTCGTAACCTTCCGGCAGCACGTCCTTACCAAACCCTTTGCGCTGCGCCGTATCAGCCAGCACCAGGTTTTCGCCGGTCAAAAATCCATGCTCTTGCGGCGTAAAGCCACGCGAAAAATTCTCGCCGTACCCCATGACACGGCCGTGCCAAATGTCATTCGCAGTTTTGTATAAAGACTCGGACGGAATGGTCGGGTCTTTTGCGTCTGCATACGGTCCGGTTTTTTTACCCAAGCGAACAACGCTGGGGTCGATGTTGTAACCGCCCATTGCGTTTTCTGAATACGCACGCGCAACGTTTCGCGCTTGCGCTCCAGTGCGCGGCACGGCGTCTTCGCCGCGTAACACCTTGGCGTTGTGCTGACGAACAAGCGCGCCTACCTCAACCTCGGGAGTTGCCTGCGGGCTATATGCCGCACCCCCTCGGGCAAACATAGCGGCCATTGCTGGGTCGCCACCAGACACGTCGGTCGCGGTATCGCGGGCGCGGTCATACCAGTTGGCGTTGAATGCGCCCTCTTCAACCTTGCGTAGCGCGTTCTGTCTGTTGCGAGAAAGCTTCTGCGGGCTGTCGACATCAGCGGGAGCGCCAACGTACTTCCCTTCCGGTGTGCGCTTCAAGTGATCTCCACGCAGCGCCATGCGCTGCGCTTCGGCGTAATCGGTAACGTTGTCAAAAACGGCGCCAACCGCTTTTTTACCTTTTTTGCCGCCTGCCTTCGCGGCCATCATCACCGCGCGCGGTATGCCGCCAGCGACAGGAATCATCCCAAGAGTCGAAAGCCCCATCCCGAGCACATCGCCCTCTTTGCGCGCGCGCTCGAAATCTCGAGCACTAAGCGCTTGTCCAACGCCAGGCAAAAATCCTGCCGCAATATCAACTCCCATGTCTGCAAGATCGGTGTCATCGCGGTTTTCTAGCGCAGTAAAAATCTCAGCGCGGCGGCGAAGCTCGTCAATGTATGGGTTTGCCATTTCTTAGGCTCCTGGCATGACTGGCGGCAGCTGCGGGTTAGGCTGCATCGCGGCCTGCGCCATTGGCGTACGCATCGCGTTCAGCTGCAAAACTTTGACTTGATTCTCGAGCGAAGTGCTCTGCGCTTTAGCCTTGCGCTCCTCGGCTCCCGCCATCTTTTCGGCAACCTCCGCCTGCTGAAGCGGCGAAGGCTGCGGCGGCTGCATGCCAGCGTTTTGCATTTGAGCAATCGCCTGATCGAGTATTCCTTCGATCTCGCCAGAGACGCGGAACTTCGACACGCTCCACTGCAGCAATCGCAGCAAGTACGGCGCGGCGCCTGGCACGGCCTGCGCCATGGGCGAGACCTGAGAGATGAATGCGCCTAAGCCCTGCATGAACTGCACGGCAGCGTCGCGCTCGGCGGCCCAGTCCATTGCGGCCATCGAGTCTGCTTCAACGCTGACGCGATATTCGGCGAGCTGCTCGTCTTTGATCAGCTGAACCGCGGGCTGCGCGTATTGCGCGTCCGGCGTGCGCATAATGTTTGAGCGCGTGATAATGGTTTCCGGTTGGAAATGCTTAGCAATGATTTCCGCCTTGATGCGCAGCGACTCAGTGATCCACTCTGCAATGTAGAACTGCAGCAGCTGAATACGCGTCGAGCCAAACTGCGCCTTGATCTGCTGCGCCGTTGCGGTCTCTGATGCGCGTGACGATCCTCGCATCACATCAGAGATGCCAAGCACCTCGTAAATCTGCACCGTCTTGTCCTGGCGGTACTGACGCAGGCGCTCGATGGCGTTGACGACTTGCTCAATTGGGAGCCAGTCGACCTTGCCCTTCACGCCGCCAGACTCGGCAAACATTGCCCAGTTGTCGACCGGAATGAGCTGGTTCTCCGCGGCCTGGTTCAGCATGCGCTGCACGCCATCAGCTGCCTTGTCGTAGACGCCAATGACTTTGGCAGCGCGCGTGAGCCAGGTAATGCGGGTATTGATCTCGTCGAGCTCGTTAAACTGATCCTCGGCGAAGATGTAGTCCGCGCGCGGCATGAAGTTGCTCGAGGTGACGTTCGCGATCAGCGGCTTCGGGCACGGGAAGAACTTCTCAAGCCCGAGCGGGTCGTCCTTGTAGTCGAGAATGATCTCGCAGCCCTTGGCGAGCCAGTAGACGCGCTTGTCGTCCTTGTTCCAAATCTCGTACACCTCGGCCTTTGACCAAACGTCAAAGCCGGGCTGGCTGTCGTTCATATCTTTGGGCTTAGTGCTCGCAAGCGGAACGATCTTGGCAATCTCTTCGCCAAAGCGATTCACGAGCTGATCTTTGGTCATGTACACGCGGCGCGCGACCCAGCGCACCTCGGGCCAGGTGCGCGCGGGCGACCAAAAGAAATCCTTCCAGTAAACGTAATCGCAGGGCGTATCTTCGTTCACGATGCGCTCGTACGTCGAGGCCGGCGCAATCTCCTCGCCCGTGAGCGGGTCGATCTGCGGCGGAATCTCCTCGACGACGGTCTCGACCTCGTAGCGCTGCCACAGCTGGCCCATGCCAACGATCAGCCAGTCCTCGATGCCCTGGCGCACGGTCGCGTCCCAGTCCGACACGTTGTCGTCGAACGAGCGATTGAGCATGCGCTGCATGATCTGCCCGGCCACGCGCGCCTGGTCGTCATCCGCGTCGAGAAACGAGCGCGCCACAGACGCGCGTGGCGGTCGGGCGTACAGCAAACTCAGCAAAACCTTGGTCGTCGACCAGAACAGATTTACGCGCGACTGCTCTTCCTGGTAATCGTCGCGCTTGTCGAGATAACGGCGGGTAATTTTGTCGGCTTTCTCTTGGAACTTCTCGAGCTCCTTCTTGCTGGCCTCGATCTCGGCGCTCCAGCGCTGAGCCATGCCCTGCGGGGTGTCCGCAAAGTCTCTCGCCGACTCAATCCGCGTGTTTTTTTCCATTTACCCGATCCGCCGTGTGGTTTTAGGTCGACAATCCCATACGTCATCCAGTGAAAACGCGTAAGAGCTTCCACTACGCGTGGCGATTTTAGCATCAGCACTTGACAATTTACCAGAAATCGGTTTCGCGGCGAGCGCCAGGTATCTAAACGCGTCTGAGGCGTGCGAGTGCTGGTCGTGCTTGGGTCGGTTGCGGTACGTCTGCGTGCGCTCGTCCCACTCGCGCATATACGCGCGCAGGTGCTCGAGCCCCTCGTACGTCGCTTTCTCGTCGAAGTAGCACTTCGGCAGCACAATACGCGAGGCCTCGATGCCATCCTGCAGCGACATCTCCGGCACCAGGCGCGGCGTGATGCCGGCGCCTAAGAACTGCTCGATGATCGACTTGCCCGTTTGGAGACTTTTCGCGCGCGCGTCGTGCGGGAGGAAGACTTGCCCGACCTTGTACGGCCGGGTTTTGACCCAGTCGATGTAGTGACCGATTGCTTGCCCGTCGGCTTCGTAGAAGTCGACGATGCGGTATCCGTCTGGGGTGGTTTGCCATCCCCACCAAGAGCAACTGTCCGTGTAACCCAAATCCGCGACCAGATCGACCGGATTTTCTGCGTCAACGGGATAACTACCAATCCGATTTTTCTCATACAGCTCTCCAATCTGCTTGGCGTAGTACGCGCCCGGTACGGCCGCGTCGAAGGAAACCTCGTACTCGACCGCGTACGTCTCCTCGGTCATCTGCGCCTTTGCGTCGCGCAGCTCCTCCTCGGGGAGAATGCCGGTCTTGCTCGCGGGCAACTCAAGCAGCAGGTGCGTGCCAGGGTTCAGACGCGCCTCTTCGCGCATCTGCCAGAAGAAATTCTTGCCAGCCGGAGTTCCGGCGAATATCGCCGACCCGCCGCGATCACTGAGAGCCGGTCTCAATACGGAGTACCAGGTGCTCGGACGCATCTGCCCGACCTCGTCAAGCACGCACGCGTCGACGTATATGCCGCGCATCGCGTCTGGGTTGTCAGCGCCGCCGACGTAGATGGTCGAGTAGTCGTCCGGCCTGCCGTTGTAAATCGTGATCTTGAGCTCGCTCTCGTTGGGCGGCTTGGCCCAGAGCGGCTTGGTCAAGTCCTTGAGGTACGCCCAGGCGACCTTCTTCGCCTGCTCGCGAAACGGCGCCAGGTACACCACCTGGGGCTTCGGGTGCTTGCACTCGAGCGCGCTGATCACGAGGTCGGCGCACATGGCGACCGTCTTGCCGGCGCGGCGGTGAGCGACGACGACCGCCCAGCGAGCGCGGCGGTTGTGCAGCGGGGTAAAGACGGAGCGCGGGGCGTAGGTGTTGATGTCCATTTTTTCTCAACACCTGTTTTTGGGTATTGGCGAGAAGGGCTAGGGGACCCCTACTCCTCGCCACCCCCCGCCTGCCGTTCGATGGGGGGATGGGGGTGCGAATGGTTCGCATTCAGCCCGGTCGCAGGCGCCTCGAGGGCTGGCCTCGGGTCTGCAACCCGAAGGTTTCCACCCTTTTCCACAGTGATATCAATGACTTGCGCATCGATAGCTTGCGAATGGGACGTAGATGGGACGTGACCCCCAACATTGCGCCCTTGTAGCCAGGGCAGCTGCACCACGATGCCACCCTGCACAGACGCCTGGAGCTGTGCCGGGATCACCTTGGCGACCATGCCGGCGAATATCTTCCGATCCTCAACGCCGCCCTGCGCCCGCTCGAGCAGCCACCCTGCCAGGCCCTGCGGGTGGCACTCCTTCGCGGCAATCTCGATAGCGTCCTTGATCGTGCGCGTGATGCGATCCTGCGACCCTTTGGGGCGACCTGGGCCGGGCATGCCCGTACCCACCCGAATCCTCTTGGGCGGCTCAGGCGCTGTCTGCGGTCGTTTATCGACCGTATCTGAAACAGTTGTCTCGACCGCGCTCATGCGGTGCGAGTCTGCCACCGCGGTGGTCTATTCGCAACAGCGCGCTACAGCCCCGCCGCAAATTGCCAACCCAACTTAAACAGCGCCACAAGCCAATACGCCACAAACCCAAGCGCCGGCACGCCGAGCCCGATCACGCCAACCAGGCCAGTCGTCCAAGCCCAAATCTCTTTGTCTTGTTCATCCATCGAGCACCTCCTTTGCCCCGCAACCTACCACGCCGCGTGCTGCAACAAAGTTTGCTCCTGCTCCCCACACCCCTACTAGATGCGAGCGCGCGCACCCCAAAACGGCCATTTTCGACTCCCCTCGCAGGGGGATGGCCCCGCGCTAGACGCGCGGGCCATGCCATCCCCGCCCTGCTGCGACTGCCTGCGCTCGCTATAGCGGCCGCATGCGCACGACAGCGAGCGCAACGACCCCCAAACCGCCACCATCCACATTGTGGACGTGTTGCGATTATCGCATTGCGTGGCGATTGCGACCGCGCGATGATCCGCTTATGGACACACGCATCGAATACCGCTCGCGAGAGTCGCGCTACGGCAAGAACGTACACACGCTGTGTGTACACGCCGATGACGTGACCGACCGCGAGCTTGTTGAGTACATCGAGCGCGCTGGGATCGACCACGACTCGTTTGGCACACGCGTGCAGCGTTACCTGGGAAACACCGTGCATGTTTGCTTTTACACTGACTGATGCGATATTCGCATGGCGTATGAGCGAGCACATCAATACCCCACACCCTGCCAAGGTCGCGGCACTGCGCGAAGCGGTCGAGCGCGCAGACACGCTCGCTGTCGTCCAGGCCCGGCTGATCGACAACCAACAACGCGTCATCGAGCTGCTCGAGGCGCGCATCAAAACGCTCGAGTCGATGGTGGCCGAGCTGAAGTGCAACTACTGAGGGCTTTGCTATGAGCTTCTGGGAATCGTTTTACGTCGCCGCCCTGATCGCCTCCGCGGTCTCGTCGACTGTGCTGCTCGTTTGGTTCTTTTACGACGTGTTCTGGCGCCAGGCAGCGCCGCGCACCGGCGGACGCTACGAGCCCGACCGCGAGCAGCTGCGCAAGCTACAGGCGAAGCGCCGCGACGCACTGCGCCGGCTGGGCTCGAACTGGGTGCTGCACCAAAACCAGCCGCCCGTAAAGTGGGGCTACAAACATGACTGACTTTATCGTCCTGACTGGACACACTGATCACTACTCGATCTCCAAAACGCTGGACGAGCACACCACGACCGACGAGGCCGTACAGGCCTTCGCGCACTTCCTGCTCGGCATGGGCTACGCGGTCGAGTCGATTGCTGCCTCGCTCGAGAAGGTGTCGCATGAACTCTGAAGCACGCGCCGCTATGCGTGGCCTCTTGCGCCAGCTCTGCGAAGCGGTCGCACGAGAGATGCAGCTACGCGCCGAGGTACGACGCCTCGAGCGCGAATTGGAACAACTCAAGGCCGTGAAGCACTGATACCTCCTGTACACGGCCCTCTCACGCACCGAGTAACCCCTAGAGACGGCGAGCTGCCCCCGTGGTGCGAGGCAGCAACCATATGCTCTACACACACTCCGGCTCGCTCCCCGTCCATCAATACGTTTGGCTCGAGCCTGACGCGATAGGCAAACACGACTGGATACGCGGCGTCTGGTTCGCGATCACGTCCTACCCCGGCCGCGCGTTCGGGTGCCACATCCTGCTCGAAAGCGGCGCCGTGTACCGCAACGTGCCGTTACACAAGATCGCGACGCGCAAAGACGCTGGCCCCTGGACGCCCGCCGACGCTCAGACCTGGGACGCCTACGGGTGGCAGTTCGCCATGATCGAGTATCCGCTCCTGCAAGCCATGAACGCGCGCGTCAAGCTGCAGAATGGCGCTGAGCTAGACGGCATGTACGTCTTCACGCTTGTGCCAGTCGGCGACGCATTTAGCGCAGCGCCTGAGCAGTCCAAAGAATTCTATTTTGTTGCGCTCGACAACGGCCGCTACACCGCGCAGCCCACCAACCAGGTGCTGGTCGATGACCGCTCATTTGTCGACAAGCTCGAATGGCCGACCTACCTCAAGCGCCAGCGTGGCTGGTTCAGTGCGGAGGATCGCGAATGATTGACGACCAATCCGAGCCCGGCTCGTGGGTACGCGAGTGGGACTCACGCTCGCACACGAGCGCCGAGTACCGCGCAGAGATTCGCGAGCTACGCGACCGGATCATCAGCTACCTGAGCGAGATTGCTCAGCTGCGCATTGAGCTCGCGACCGAGCGCGAGAAAACCAAGCACCTCGAGATGGAGCCGTGACTCGCAATGAATTTCTTGAGCTGGCGATTAGCGCAAAGCTTGTTGAGCCTGGCTTTGACTGGGACGACCACTCAGTAAGGGACGATATTAATCGGCTTTGGTTGCTTGCAAACCTGATTGATGTGGCCGCTCGCCAGCATGAGCGCGAATCTTGCGCGTTGATTGCCGAATCTTATGAGCCGCGCTGCGACACTTGTCCGAGCGGCGTATCTAACGCCATCCGCGCTCGAGGTAACGCGTAGCGCTATGCGCTACAGCGTCACCTCCTCTCCTGCGGCGCTCAGCGCGAGCGCCTTGTACTTCTTTCGGTTCGCCTCGTACTCCTGCTCGACAATCAGCCCCTCGCGCTGCATGTCGTAGAGGATGCTGAAGAACTCACCTCGAGCAATGCGCGGGAATGCCTTACTACCAGCAAGCACCTTGTAGGCGTTATTGTTGGCCGTCGCCGCCAGGCTGAGCTTCTGCCCTGCGCGGATCGCGCTCGCGACTAGTTTGAGAATCGTGACGCGCTGCGAATTTCGCAACATGCTATCCGAAATAGAGCCGGGCACAGTGCCGAATTGTCGGAATACTTTGGCCGCCTGATCGAACTCGAGCTGAATCTCTTCCTGTAGTGGTCCCAGGTTGCACTTCTCGTGGCACAGCGTCACCAATCGATCAGTGTCGCGCGTCATCGCCCAGCGGGAGCGAGCGGAGTTGTTCCAGGCCGTCGATCCTGAGAACGTGCTGTTGGTGTCTTTACCCGCGCCCATACGCACGCTCGCCTTGTCGACGTGAGCGAGCAGCAAGATCGCCGCGCCTGAGTGATGCGCGATCGAGTTCAGCGCGCGCATAAAGCCACGCACCTCGGCTCGATCGTTTTCGTTGGCGTTGAACACATCCGAGCTGTTATCGATAACCAGAACCTGCGCCTGGTGCTGCTCGACCATGTCCGCAAGCCACTGCATGCGCGCAGTCGGCGCGCCGTCACGCCACATCACGCAATCGACCTGCGTCAGATCGTACGCAATCAGGCGATCACCGAGGGCTGACAACGGCACGCCCATATCTTTGACAATGTTCGCTAAACGAAAGTGCACCGTGCGCGCCTCATCCTCAGCGCTGATGACGAGCACCCTCGCCGGCTCGAGCTCGTGTCCCAGGAACCGCCCGCCGAGCGCGAGCGCCGCCGCGAGCTGCAGGCTGAGATTGGATTTACCGACACCGCCGTTCGCACTCAGCAGCGTCGTCGTGCGCGCAGGCAACCACCCAGCCCAGCGAAACGTCGCAGGCTCTGGCGTTGTGCCGGCAAGCTGGCCCCAGTCCATTGGTGAAAGCTCACTGCTCGCCGGCTCCGGCTTGCGGCCGAGATTGATCGTGACCGCGGGCAAAGCTTCTGGCCGGAACCGCTCGGCGCCCTGCACCATGCGCGGTATCTCGTTGTAACGCGACTGCCACCGCTCGAGCTCACTCGGTGAGCCTGGGCGTGCTGCGTCCATGACGCCCCGCAGCAAATTGACCACCGCACCGCCGCTCGCGCCGGAGGCGACAAGCTTCGCCGAGAGCTTAACGAGCGGGTCGTGGTAGCTCTCGCCGCTTAGGATGCGTTGAATAAGCGCGCCATTCTCCGCATCGCTTGGCGTGTCCGACGCACGCGAGGCAACCGCCGGTACGCGAGCTTGCACCGCATCCAGGTCAAGCCCAAACACCGCAAGCGCATCCTCGAGCGTGTAGCGCGCGTTTGGGTTCCACTGCGCTAAGCGCACCGCTTCGTTGCGACCGGCCTTGCCGTTCGTACCGACCGGCAGCCGGCAGTACCGCACCGCGTTATTCCCCGAGCTGTCGGCGCGAATCAGGCGCGCATCCGCCATCGCCTGCATAACGGCATCGATCAGCTTCGCGTTCCGTGTCGCGGAATCTGTTTCGTCGAGCAGCACGCCGATTTGGTAGTTACCAGGCGATGTCTCGATGACAAAGCTTGGCGTGCCGTTTAGTTCGTTGGGGTCCGCGTCGTCCGCGACCAGAACCGCGAGCGAGTTAAAGTTATTCTTTGAGCGCCGCGGCTTCCCGTCTCCCATCGCCAGGCGCGCGACCGCGTAGTAGTTGTTATCGTCACATCGTTTGTCGATAAGTATCCGCTGGTTGGCCGTCGCAAGCCACGGCTGCCCCGCCCACGCATCCGCCGCGACCGCATTTGGATCACCACGAAAGCATGCAATCCAGCCGTGTATTCCGGCACCTAATTCGCCATACACAGCGTCTAAGAATTCTGAGTTGCTGACCATGCCGCCCCCGCGGAACTTACTTCGGCAGATTGACGAGGTCGTTCAATCGCAGCTTTATGCGCTCTTTTTTCGCGTGTTCTAATATTGCAGGCCAATGCCGCTGTGGCACATGACCGCCGGTGCCACGCTTTTCTGCTGGCATCATCCAGCGCGACACCGCGCTTGGATTAAGTTGCAAGACGCGTGCGGTAGCACGCACGCCGCCTAATTTAGCGACGACTTCTTTTGCAGGAGATAGTTGCGACATAAATTGTTTTTCTCATTGCTACATTGCGAGGCGTGGCGGAAGGTGCAATACTGATGTGGAATTGTCAACACACTAACTTTGCAAACGAGGAACGAGACAAACATGGCTGTTAAAAAGGTGAATACGAAATGGTTCAGCGAGCGGCTTGCCGAGCGCGACATGTCGATGCGCCGATTAGCCAAACTGCTCGAGCTTGACCCGAGCGCGGTTTCTTTGATGTTACGCGGCAAGCGCCAGATGACGGCGGACGAAGCCAACCGTATCTCCGGCTTGCTGATGGTGCCGGTAACGGAGGTGCTCACGCAGGCGGGTATTCCGATTGAGGAGGACGCGCGTAGCTTCCCGATCAAGGCCTGGGTAGACGCCCACAGCACCCTTCGGGCGATCTCAGCGCGCTCTGCTCGGCGCGTGACTGCTCCGCGCGACGTGCCCGGCACCGGCATGGCCGTACAAATTCGATCCTCCGAGCTAACGACTGACGGTTGGGTGCTATTCGCAGGCGCTCGAACGCTAGCCGTGGAGTCGATGATTGATCGGCTATGTATCGCGGAAATCCCTGGCGAAGGCGATGTGATTGGCACGTTGAAGCGTGGCTACGACGACGAGAAGTTTAACCTGGTGCCGTTTACGCCCTCCCCGACGATGAACAACGTCTCGGTGCGCGCCGCGGCCCCGGTAATGTGGATTCGCCCGGTCTAATCCGGGCCTTTGCCGTAGGTGTTGAGATATTCGCATTGTCCTGTTACATTCCCACCGCCCCCACCACGAGGCCTTAATATGACCGCAGAAAAACTCGCGGCAGAGTGGCTTCTTGCAAAGCAAGAGGAACTCAAAGCCGTAACAAGACGACTAGAAATCGAGGAAGACCTTTTGAAAATGCTGCCGCACAAAGAGGAAGGCAGCGCCACAACCACGCTCAGCAATGGCTTTCGCTTTAAGGCCACCGGCAAGCTCTCGTACAAGGCTGACCTGGACAAGCTGCTTGCGCTGACGGCGTCTTGGCCGGAGAAGCCAGTTAAAACCAAAGTCGAGGCGGACGAGGCATTTTTGCGCGCGATCCGCACCGACCGCCCCGACCTTTGGCGGCAAATCGCCCCGGCAATCACCGTGAAGCCTGCCAAAACCTACATAGTTATCGAGGAGCCCGCTCATGGCGTTTGATCTCAAAAGTATTAAGAAGAACACGTCGATTGCGGCTCCTCGCGTTCTAATTTATGGCGTCGAGGGGATCGGCAAGTCGACCTTTGCCGCAGGCGCGCCGGAGCCGGTCTTTATCCAAACGGAAGACGGACTCGGCTCGTTGGCCGTAGATCACTTCCCTATCGCGACCAAAGTCGGCGATGTACTTGACGCGATCTCGACGTTGTTTGACGACGGTCACAGTTTTAAGACGGTCGTCATCGACTCGCTCGATTGGCTCGAAACGCTGATTTGGCGAGACATCGAAGCGAGGTACGACGCAAAGGATTTGGCGTACGGCAAAGGCGCCATGATTGCCGCGGACAAGTGGCGCGAAATACTGGATGGATTGACAGCGCTGCGAAACGACCGCTCGATGAGTGTGATCTTGATCGCACACACCGAGATAAAGCGCTTTGATTCGCCGGAAACAGAGCCATACGATCGGTACCAGCCGAAACTGCAGGCTCGCTCAAGCGCCCTTGTGCGCGAGTGGTGTGACGCGGTGCTGTTTGCGAACTACAAGACGCTCATCAAGAAAGACGACGTTGGGTTCAACAAAACCGTCTCGCGCGGCATCACCACGGGTGAGCGTTTGCTCTTCACGTCAGAGCGCCCAGCCTACATGGCAAAGAATCGATATGGCCTGCCGGACAGCATTCCGCTCTCCTGGGAGGCCTTTGAAACCGCAATAGCAAACTGATCAGACGAGGAACTTAACTATGCCTTCATTTCAATTCGATGCTGTCTCCCACGTTGCCGCGCCGGCCCCGAGCCGCGAGCCGCTCCCGCGTGGCATGTACCAGGTCATTGTGATCGAGTCGGCGATTAAGCCGACGCAGGCGGGCACGGGCGAATTCATTGAGTTGACGCTGCAAGTGGTTGACGGCGAATTTGCCGGCCGCCGCGTGTGGGACCGTCTCAATGTGTCGAACCCGAATAAGACTGCCGAGGACATTGCCAAGCGCCAGCTGCAGGAGCTCTGCCTTGCCGTCGGTGTCTCAACGCTTAACGAAACCGAGCAGCTGCACGATGTGCCGGTGCTCGCCGAGATCGACCTCGACCGCAAGGACCAGTCACGCAATCGCGTGATGGGGTACCAGGCGGTCGGTGGTGCCAAACCGATTGCCTCCCAGGCTGCGCGTCCAGCGTCCGCCCCCCCTACCGCCAAGCCGGCCGCGCGGCCCTGGGAGCGCAAGTAATGCCGCAGGTCCCTGCGAGTCAGCACAGCACGGGGGTCGCCGTTACCGAATGGCGAGCTAGGCTGCCGCAGGAACACCGTGAACATTTGGGCGCGTCGCTCATTGGGCACGCATGTGATCGGCACATCTGGTACTCGTTCCGTTGGGCGAAGATGCCTAACTGGAGCGGGCGAATGCTGCGCCTCTTTGATCGCGGCAAGCGTGAGGAGGCGGTCGTTGCGGAGGAGCTGCGCGCGATTGGCGTGGAGCTTCACACGGACGAGAACGGCCGCCAAATCAACTGCCGAGATGACAGCGGCCACTTTGGTGGCTCGGTCGACGGCATTGGTCGAGGGTTCCCCGAGGCGCCTAAGTCCTGGGCGATCCTCGAGGTGAAGACGCATAGCGCAAAGAGCTTTACCGATATGAAGAAGCTCGGCGTCGCGGAGAGCAAGCCGCAGCACTACGCGCAGATGCAGTCTTACATGGGGCTGCTCGGTATCGAGCGCGCGTTGTACTTTGCCGTGAACAAAGACAACGACGAGATATATACCGAGTGGGTTCATTTTGATCGCGATGCGTTTGAGGCGATGCGCGAGCGAGCCCGCCGCATTATCGACGCGAAGGAGCCGCCCGCGAAGCTCTCGGACGATCCGGCGCACTGGCAGTGCAAAGGCTGCTCGTTCTACTCGTTGTGTCACGAGCAGGCGGTCGCGGAGGTTAGTTGTCGAACGTGTTGCCATGCGTCACCTGTTGCGAGTGGAGCATGGCGCTGCGAACTTCACAGTGCGGAAAGACACGCTGGAGCTCAACGCGAGGCGTGCGATTCGCATTTGTTCATTCCGCAGCTCGTGCCTTTTGGCGAGCCGATTGACGGCGGTGAGAGCCACATCGAGTACCAACACAAAGAAACCGGCCGCGTCTTTAAGAACGGTCCTGGTGGGTACTCGAGCAAGGAGCTTTCGCAATGTGTCGCCGAGATCGTCACTGACCGCACGGTTGAGGCGATGCGCAGCGTGTTCAAAGCTACCGTCACCGAGTCGACGAGCACCGGCCGCGGTCGTCGAAGCAAGGTGGACTTGTCTAAGTTCCCCAAGGCTGACGAGCCGTTTGTGGATGACGATTTGGACTCGGTGAACTGGACCGGGGAGTCAAAGAAATGAGCGAGTACGACGTAGTTGAGCGCCCGGCTCATTACGCCTCGACCGACATCGAGTGCATTGATGCCATTCGCGCTCAACTGACTGAAGACGAGTGGCGTGGCTTCTTGCGCGGCCAGGTTGCTAAGTACAACTGGCGCATGGGCCGCAAAGATGCGACCGAGCAAGAGGCTGGAAAATTACTGTGGTACGCGACGTGGCTTGCGGGGAGTGATCCGCGTGAAGCCTAGCAAACCGCGTAACAAACATCCGTGGCGAACAAGTTGGAGCACAAGACATGAGGGATCGACTCGAGACATTGATCAGCGTAGCCGTGTACACGACGGTAATTCTCGGCAGCTGGGTGCTGCTGGCGCTAGCGTCGGGCGTGTTTGTCGGGATCGCCCGCAAGGGCTATGACTGGGTGATTTGATGGGCGGTCGGATGTCACGCAATAAGGGCGCCGCGGCCGAGCGGGAGCTTGCGACGTTGCTCTCGAATGAGCTCGGTTTTGTCGTTAAGCGCAAGCTCGGGCAGGCTCGAGACTCGGGCGATGACATCCAGGTGGGCAAGTTTCGTATTGAGGCTAAGCGGCGCGAAACGCTCGCCCTGCCCGCCTGGTGCCGGCAGATCGAGGAGCACTGCAGCCCTGGCGAGGTGCCCATTGTGGCGTACCGGCAGAACAGCCAGCCGTGGCGTATCGTGATGAAATTAGAGGACTTTTTGCCGCTGTTGCGGGGCGAGTTGACGGATGACTGAGGTGTTGAGAGAATCTCACCATCAGGTGCTAACCACACTTGATGACGCGGCGGACCAGTTGGGTGTTAGCGTAAAGACACTCCGACGCATGGTCGATAGGCGCGCAGTGCCAGCCTACAGGTTTGGCAAGGCGATCCGAGTCAACGTCGCGGAGGTTCTCCAGGCAACCAAACAGGAACCGAGCAAACCATGTCCATCTTCAAACGAGGCAAGACGTTCTACATCGATATCGCGCTCCCCGACGGGCGGCGACTCAAGCAGTCTGCTCAGACTGCTGATCGCAAAGCAGCGCAGGAACTGCACGACCAATTAAAGGCGCAGCTGTGGCGCCAAAATAAACTCGGCGACAAACAACCGCGCTCGCTCACCGAGGCTGCCGAGCGTTGGCTCGCCGAGCACCAGGACGACGGCGCGATCCGCGACTACACGCACCACCTCGCCTTTTGGTGCGCACGCGCTGAAGGTATGTCACTCGGTGATATAACGCGCGCCTGGGCAGCCGAGCAGATCGAGGGGCTGATCACGCGCAAAGATAAGCCCGCGAGCAACGGCACCAAGAACAACTACGTCATCACGCTGCGCTCGGTGCTCTCGACTGCGTGCAAGGAGTGGGAGTGGATCGACCAGGTGCCGACCTTTCGCACCTACGGCAGCAAGCGCGATGCGAGCAAGATGCTGATCGCGACCCCGGCGCAGGCGAAGGCACTGCTTGAGGTGTTGCCGGCGAGCTTACGCGCTGCGGTCGGCTTCGCGTTCATGACGGGCCTTCGCAAGTCGAACGTGTTTGGGTTGACCTGGGATCGAGTGGACCTTGCGCGCTCGGTGTGCTGGGTGCAGCCGATTGACACCAAGGCGGGCAACTTGATCGTCTGCCCGATTAACTCGGCCGCGAAGGCGCTACTCGAGCAGCAGCCGCGCATCGAAGGTGAGCTGCGCGTGTTTCCGGTCGAGGCGCCGTGCTGGCACCAGTGGAACCGTTACACAAAGCGCGCCGGGTTGCCGGCTGGGTTTCGCTTCCACGACATCCGCCACACGTTCGCGAGCTGGGCGGCGATGGACGGGGTCGATAGGAAAACGTTGCAGGACATGGGGGGTTGGAAGACCCCGGCCATGATCGACAACTACGTCCATCTGCCGGTCGATCATTTGGTGCATGCGGCGGAGCGATTAGCGTCTCGTCTTCACTAATCGCGTCCCAGCCGCGCGACTTACGTCCCATTTACGTCCCAATTAGAACTTTCTAATTTTGAGGAATCGTCGTAAGTCGTTGATTTAATTGGTAGCGGGGGTAGGATTTGAACCTACGACCTTCGGGTTATGAGAGCGTATCAGGCCTTAATAGAATCAGCAAGTTATTGATTTCTTTGGACCCGAGTGTACCCCGCTACCCCACTTTTTCGTGAGTTACGTCCCATTTACGTCCCACCCTCGCTCAAAGAATTCACGCAGCCTTCTTGCCAACGCGATGCCCGCGAAACCACGCCTCACCGTCGTGCACCACGCACAGCTCTGGCTCGAGTAAGCGCCCCCTGTGGTACGTTAGCACAACAAAGCCTGACGCCCAATTAAGCGGTCCGGCCTCCGTATAAGCGAACTGGGGCCCTTTCGCCTCCGCGAGGCTCCCAGTGTCCACCCCGTACCGACGACCTCTGTAATCGCCCCAGGGCGTGTACTGCAGCTTGTGCAAGTGGCCGTGCACATAGTGCACCCCAGACCGCAGCGTAGAGTTGTACGCCGCGTGCAATCCCCCGCCGACCGGCCGGTGCCGGATCACGGTCCAGCTGTCTGTTCCTCCGTTGATGTGCACCGCCCACCCCGCTCGCCACCGCGGCAGGTAGTCGATCAGGGTCGCGCCGGACATCTCCTCCATCTCGGGCGCGTTCGCTGCCAGGTAGTTCTCAAACCGCGCGTCGTGGTTGCCAATCGTGCGGATGAGCTGCGCCTTGCCGGCCGCTCGCTCAATCTCGGCGCATCGATCCTGCACCGCGTGCAGCTCGTCCTTCAGGTGTGGTTGCTTCTCCCACATGATCCGCGGGTGGCGCGATATCTTCGCGCCGTCGAGGATGTCGCCGTTCAGAATCACCGCCGCTGGCTTGAGCTCCTTCGCGAGCTGACAGAACGCCTGGTGTGCACGCGTAACAAGTCCGGGCCAGTAGTGGGCGTCGGAGCCAACGAGCACTACGCCGTCGCTGAGCTCAAGCGGCATCTCGCGCTCGTAGTCGCGAGCGCGCGCCGCGGCGGTCGCTTGTATTGCCTGGCGAACCCTGCCGTTGCGGCCGTCAGCCAGCCTTTGGTTGCTGCTCTTGAGCACAACGCCGTACTTCGCTTCAATCGTCTTGCGCCTGCTGTGCACGTTGCGCGCGTCGACGCCGATAGCTCGAGCGACCTTTGTCGGCTCTTGATACATCTGCCAAAGGTGAATGAACTCTTCGTCCGATACTTTCGCTGCCGGCATCTAATCCTCAAACGTCGTTAACGCCTGTTGTAACAAAAGTCCGAGCTGGTCGACGAATACCTCGTCGTGGCTTAACTCGTGTGAAAGGTGATCAAGAAGCGCATGCACAAGCTCGTGCGTGAACACTGCTTGAAGTTGCGACTCAATCGGATTCGATAGCAGGTCGATGCGGAGCTTCTCCGGCTCCCACATTCCGACGACTCCCTTACCGTGGCGCCATTTTGATCGCGGCAGGATGCGCACAGTGATGACATGCCCAAGCAACTGGAATCGCTTGGGGATGCCAGCGCGCCTCATAACAGCGCCGCCTCTGCTTGCCGCCGGCGCACGAGACCAGGCAGCACTCGCCCGCCTCCTCGCACCCAGCGCATGAGCTGCTCTTTGGCGCCTTCCCAATCGCCCTGGTTAATGCGTCTTCGCAACGTGCTCGTTTGGAGTCGGCCCGTGCCTAGGTTGTAGGCAAAGTCGACGGTCGCGTTTAGAGCTTGCGGATGCGATATTAGTGTCGGACACAAACGCAGCACGCCTGGCAAGAACTCGCGCTCGAGCTGCCAGCGCAAAATTTCTTCCGCTTCTGTGCGCGTAATTGGCGGATCGTCGAGCTTTACTTTGCGCCCGTCTGGATAGCGCGTACTGCCAAAACCAATCGTTTCAACGCCGGCTGGGCACAAGTAGCTTTTACTGCGAAAGCCTTCAAATTCTTTGCACAGTGTGACGGCAAGCTCGAGATTCACTACAGCCCTCGCCGCGCCAACGTCCGATCAAGGAACCAGTAGTTCAACGTGCCAGCCACCAGCGCAGCGAAGTCAGCCGACATCATCGTCGTGAAGACCGTCTTTGCGTCAGCGCCAGAATGCCAGGCGTTGTAGGCATACCAGGCATGGACAAACGACCAGATAGCCAACACCCAATAAGTGATGACGGGGCGAACGGAGGCCGAGAGCGACGCAACCCAGCCGCCTGCGGCTTTGGTCATCTCGGTTTGCTGTTCTATTGCCGCCTTGAACGAGTCAATGACGCCAACGTCAATCGCGGCGTCACGCGCAGCGCCAATCTCCGCGAGCTTCTGCTGCCCGCGTTGCTCTTCCAGGCGGCACTGCCGGTCGAACATCGACAACTCATGCTGCCGCTCGTTCTTCCGATCAAACGCCTTGAGAAACTCCGGCACCAAGCGGAAGACACCGCCTAGCACGCTGCCCAATACGCCGCCGCCGAGCATCTCCATCATGGCTACTTGCCCTTTTTATTGATCAGGTCAAACGCCGCCCGCATCTTCTCTTCCAGCACTGCGACGCGCAGATCAAGCTTCGACAACACGATGATGAGCGTGATAATGCCCAGCACCACCGGCCATGCCTTCAAAGCAAGCTCTGCAACGTCCATTACTTCAGCACCTCTTTGCCGGAGATGAACATGAAGACGCCGACCGTTGCCACGCCGATCATCCAGATGATCTTCTGCGCGACTGATTTACCAATCTGCGAGTAGACCTTTTCAATGGCCTTATCCGCAGCCCGCTCCGCGATATGCTCAATCTCGGCTTCTGTCAGCTTGTCGCTCATGTCACCCCTCTCAACTTACGGTCGTTCACCATCCTGCACAGGCGCAGTCAAAATCTCGTCGGCTCGCGCCTGCGTGAGCAAGTTCTTGCTGACAAGGTTTGCAACGCCGTCCTTCGTCCGCTGGTTGTCCAGATCGATCTGCGACACCATGTTGAAGGTTTCCACCCATGCTGCGACTTCCACATCACTCTTAGCAGCATTAATGACGGCGACGTATTCGGCGTCAGTCATGCGGAAGCGAAACGCGACTTTAGTAATGATTTTTGAGAGTGAGGGCGGAGGAAGCGCAGCAGGGGGTGCGACAAATGCACCATTCTCATATATCCAGCCTGGACCCGGCATAGGCATCATGTCGTCAATACAAACCCATTCACCGCCAACATCTAACGCCGCGTCAGCGATGACTACATTATCTATAACAGCATTTTGAATTATTGCGTAACGAGACATTTTCGTTCCTCAGAAATAAAAGCGGATGGCTGCAAAACCGTTTCCGCCAACGCCGCCGCCACCCGTATAGACCCATTGGCTGCCGTTCCAATACCCACTTTGGCTGCCCGACCCGCCGCCGCCGCCCCCATTTCCGCCAGCACCGCCTTGTGCCCAAAGTTGGGTATTTCCATTTGGGTCAATAAATTCTCCACCGGAACCATTACCGCCAGCACCAAGCAAGCCGCCGCCGCCACCGCCGCCGTTGTAATAATTACCGCCAGTACCGCCACCGCCAGCCTTTCCGGTATAGCCCCACACAGGCTCTGCGGATACCAAGCTTCCACCGCCGCCTGATCCGCCGTATTGAAGTCCGCACCCACCGCCACCCCCAAAGTTTCCGGCTACGCTATCCAGCCAACGGCCGCCGCCCCCACCTAAAGCCGGGCCAGTGAGGCCACTACCGCCGCCCCCTCCGCCGCCAAGTGTGCCGTTAGTAGCACTAGACCGTGTGCCATAACCGTTTGACCACAGCCCCGGCGCACCGCACCCAGCCGGAACCCAGACGAAAGTAGGTGCGTTACCGTTGGTGCTGTAAAAACTAGCGTTAACTCCGCCAACAGCCGGGTAGATAGTCCAAAGCAATTTTCCAATAGGCGGCGCACCGCCAACGCCGCCAAACCAGCCTTCTTGACCACCACCACCACCGCCGCCGTATTTCCCTGCGCCGCTATTGCCGCCACCCCCACCTACAGCAGCGTAAAGTGTACCTGCGCTATAAACTTTTGTTGTGCCGCCATCTCCGTTGTTACCGCCTGCGCCAACAACGATCACAAGGGGGTAGCCTGTGATCGGTACTTCAATAATTGCAGCACCACCAAACCCACCACCGCCAGCAGCACCGTAAGCACCTCCGCCGCCGCCACCAACAAGCAGGGCTTCAATACGCTGAACTCCGTTAGGAACAGCGAGTGTTTGTGACGTACTAATGGTCGGAGTCTGGGTATAGCCGGTTATGCTGCCACCCGTCGTCCCAGTACCTGCGCCTTGAAAAGTACCCGGATTCATCAGAAGTCTCCTGCGCGGGTCACTTGAATATTGAACGTCTCAGCGTTGTTAGTGCTGGCGCGAAGTGACCAACCAGATTGCAGAACCAATGCTTGGTTCAAAAGAACCGCCTGAAACACAGCAACTGTCGTACTTGGCGTAGTTGCAGTAACCAGATTTTCTTTCCACAGGTAAGTATTGGTACCGTCGTTCAAAAACAGTCGAACAACACCTGCCGTCGCGGTGCCGGTTGCCGTGATGTAGATGTCGTCAATGCGAGACCCACTAGCCCCGGCAGTAAACACCGTGACAATCGTGCCAGTACCATTACGAGCAGTATTTGCAACGGAAACTGTCGCTTGTGCTGTGCGGACGGTTGATGCGTATTGTGCTGCTGTAGACATAAATTTTTACCTCAAACGATTCCGTAAGACTGAACAATGAAATCCGGCGTGCCGCCGCCAGCGGTAGCAATAGTGATGCTGCCGTTGCCGTTGGTAATCGTGATTCCACTGCCCGCCGTGAGCGTGGATTTCGTCAGCGTGCTGCCGGTCGAGTTGCCGATCAGCAACTGACCATCAGTAAACGACGTTTGGCCCGTACCGCCGTTCGTAACTGCCACCGTGCCGGTAACATTTGCTGCGGTACCAGATACGTCACCTGTGACATTGCCCGTGAGCGGGCCAATGAAGCTTGTCGCGGTAACGTTGCCTGCGTCGTCAATCGTTGCAAGGCTGTTCTGAATTAGCTTGCCCGTGGTACCATCGTAACGCGCAATCGCGTTGTCGGTAGCCGACACTGGGCCTTGAACAAACGAAGTCGGAGGCAGGTAGGCCGCGAGCCAAACAGAGCCAGTGTAGACACGCATTTCATTGAGCGTCGTGTTGAAGTACAACGCACCAGTGATAAGCGGGTTACCGTCGTTGTCGACAGTCGGGTCAGACGCCTTCGCGCCAAGGTACCGATCATCGAACGAGTCGAACGACGCAGCCGCGGCGTTAGCAGACGACGCTGCGTTGCTGGCCGACGTAGAAGCATTCGACGCGCTGGTTGATGCAGCCGACGCGCTAGACGCAGCAGCAGCAGCAGACGCAGCCGCGGAGGTCGTGCTGCCAAAGAGGCTGTCAACCTGGGCGATCGTGTAGGCATCAACGATGCCGTAGCCAGCCAGCGTCGTCGGGTTAGTGCCAGCCGTCACACGACCGTAGGCATCGACCGTCACCGACTTGTAGGTGTTAGCGGCGACGCCTGTCGTCGCAAGATCGATGTCATCCGCATTGACAACGATGCGCGAGGCAGACGCCGTGCCGACGTTGAGCGTGTTGCCGGTCTTGGTCAGACCCGCGCCTGCGTTGATTTGGCCTGCGCCGGAGAACTGCACCCAGGTGACAGCCGTCACGCCAAGTGTGCCACCCGGTGAGATAGAACAAACCCAGCCGCTGTCGTCGTTAGTCGTGCCGTCTTCAACAAACACAAACGCCGAGACAAGCTCGTCCCAGGTGTTGGCATCTGCCGAGCGACTCCACGCGCCAGCAGCAGCGACATAAATGCCGTTCTCTGCCGCGCTGGTCTGGTTCTTCACCAACACGCGCTGACCCGCCGTGACGGCAACGCCGTCGATGGTCTGTGTACCAGACAGCGTGATGTTGGCCGTCGTCGCCGCGCCGCACGACGCTTTTGCATCCAAGCCTTGCGCCACCTGGTCAACGTATGCCTTGTTGGCAGCGTCGCTATCAGCAGTCGGCGCAACGAGGTTGGAGATAACGCCGCTCGTCATGTCGAGCGAGCCGTTGATCGTGACGTTGTTGAAAGTTGAGGTGCCGCTAACAGCGGTGACGTTACCCGCCACATCGCCCGTCACGTTGCCGGTGACGTTGCCCGTCACGTTACCCGTGACGTTGCCGGTCAAAGTGCCGGTGATGCCGCTATTGGCGTTGACGGTCGTGAAGTTACCAGCAGCACGGTTCACAGCACCAATCGTCACACCATTGATCGTGCCGCCCGTCGCGCTAATCGCATCGCCAAGCGATGCAGCGCCAGTAGCGGTTAAATTCGTAAACGTGGCAGCGGCAGGCGTTGTAGCGCCAATTGAGGCGTTGTTGATCGTGCCGCCAGTAATTGTAAAGTTGCCCGAAACTCCACCCGTAGAGGTAATCGCACCAGTAACGGCCAAATTTCCGCCAACGGTGGTGTTTCCCGTAACTCCCAACGTACCGCCAACGGTCGTGTTGCCAGTAACAGCAGCGGTGCCGGAGAACGTTGCATTACCTGTCACGCCGAGCGTACCGCCGACCGTGGCGTTGCCCTGCGAAGTAAACGTACGGCCCGTCGGCACCAATACGCCGTTGGCGGTGTATTGCAAAACGCGGGTGCCAAGTACCGTTGCCCACATCTCACCCGAGCCAGCGCGGTAAAAGCCGCTCGACGTTTCGTTCAGCCACGAAATGCCAGGCGTTGCCTGTGCGCCGTCGGCTAATCGGAACGGAGCCAGCATGCCACCCTCGCCCGTACGCGAGAGAGAGTCGGTCATCTCTGTGGCAAGGTCTTCAAGCGTGGTGTTTGCCCAGCTTGCTTCAATGACTGTGCCCGGCTCGACCGGGTTACCGGCGGGCAGTGTGTATGTACCTGATCCGTTTCTAGGCATTACCGTCTCCTATCAATTCGCGCCGGCGCTTACGCCGCCGCGCAGCATGTTCAAAAGTGCGCTCTGCTCTGGCGACATTGGCTGCCCAGATCGCTCGAGCTTCTCCAGCATGCGCAGCAGCTCGTCAGGGTTCTGCAACGCCTCTGCCAACGCGCGGTCGCGAGTTGCTGTCGCAATATCCTCAAGCCGACCGAGCCCAATACGGCTCACCCAGCTTGGAACGCCAGCGGCGCCTGCGATTGCATCGCCGACCTGGCCTGCAGCCTCCGCGGCAATCGTGTCGCTTGCAGTGTTGCTGCCACCCCCTGCTGTCGCGCTTTTCGCTACACGCTGGGTGATATTTTGCCGTCGTAGCGCCTCGAGCACTACATTCAATCTCGCTTCAGCTCGAGGTGAGAGCTGCGACACGCCGTCCTTACCTCGAGCGCGATTCATGGCGCGGCCAAGGCCCGCCTCAGTAATTTTTGGCACATCGCCCGCGGCGTCGGCAGCGACGTTTAAGACGCGCCCAGTTGCGGGGTCATAGAACGCATCACGCACGCGGCCCGCAGCTTTGCTTGCATCCACCATGCGAGAGCGTCGCGCGTAGTTGTCTACGACGGTTTGCCACTTGCCGTCGGTCGCGCGGTTAAGGATGTCGTCGACCTGCCGCATTGTTGCTAAGCGCGACGCAGAATCGCGCGGAGCGGCTGACAACGCGTTGGGGTTCATGGGATTGAACCGGGCGCTGAGATTGGCGCGAATTTGCTGCAGGTGCGCCGGAGTGTATTCGGCGCCAGCCGCCGTCACGCGCTCAATGTCGTCCGAGATCGTTTTCAACATGCCGCGCACGGTCGGGTTGCTGGCTTCAGCCCCAAGCATTGCGTCGTCAAGGAAATTACGGAACTGCGCGAGGTCGCCCGAGAATTGGCCGAGGTTAGCGCCCTGCTGCGCGTCGGCCCAGTTTTCATTCCAGAGCCGCGAACGCGTCGCGCGGCGAGCAGCAAGAGCATCTGCTTCTTTGGTTGCACGACCGACTTCGTCAGCGACCGACCGCGCCTGCGTAAGGTCGAAGTCGTACCAATTAGATGCGTCGCGCGCGCGGCTACCGCGCTCGAGGCGAGCGAGGTCGGCGCTATCAAGCTGCGCCGCCGTCGAAAGCGGGATTGGTCCCTGCGGCGCGTTCCCGCGCAGTTGAGACAGCGTGCGCTGCAATACGCTGCGGCGAGTTGCTGCGTCTGCGCCCTCGCCGGCAATGTCGTTAACAATACGCTCAGCAGCACGGTCGCTCCCGCCAGCTTTGGTAATCATGCGACGCCCGTAGTTTCCGACCCCAACGAGTCCAGGGAGCGCGGCGCTAAACGCGGCGCCTTCGAGCGTGTTGTTAAGCACGCTCTCGCCCTCGACAGTAGGCCGCAAAGCGCCATACGCGCCGCCTGCAAGCAACGAATCACCAACCAGCCCTGCGCCGCCCAAACGCGCCGTTGTTGTCGCGGCGGGGGCTATCGCGCTGCGTGCGCGCAGCGCCTGGTAAGCGCGCGGCAAAAACGTCGCCGTACGCATTGCTGTATTTGCAAAAGCGCCAACGGGGACTGCCAGCGTTGGGGCAATGTTCCCAGCGGCTTGCGATACTTCGCCGCCTGCGGTGTTGGCCGCCAGCGTATCTGCTAATGCACGCTCGTCGGCAACGCGTTTTCGCATTTGCGCCTGACTTGCATCACTGCCAAACATGTCAGTGAGGCGCTGTTGTGCGCCGGTTAGAAGCTCTTGCGTACCAGCGCCGAAGTTGAGCAATGCTTTCGGTACCCATGGCATGTCTTTCAGCTTTGCGCCTGCCATGCTCTGCATAGTATTGCGTCGCCAATCGTCGCTGAGCTTAGGCTGCTGCTGTTTGTTCAGTAGACGCAATAGCTCGTCTTGAGTAATTCCGTCAGGAACACCCTCAATAAGCGTGCCGTCAGGCATGAGGACATCAATTGCCATTAGCGCCTCTCACCAAATCTTCGTACCGCATAACTCGTCGCCCACCAGACGCGGGGGTAGAGTTGTAAGGCAACACATCGTCGACTGAAATTCCGTTTCGCTCCGCGATTCCGCGGTAATAATCGACTACGTCTGAGCGGCGCTGTTGTGAGTTTCGCTGCAAGTTTTGCGCAACTTGCCCAATGCTTTGTAATTGAGCCGGCGTCAGCAAAACGCCCGAGCGAATTCGCTCTGGGAAATTGAGCGCTGACTCGTAAACGCCTCGTGCCTCGGCAATAAGCCGCTGCTCTGCTTCTCGCACGACAGAATCAGGATCGAGAAGTTTGCCGTATTGGAATATTAGCGAAATTTGCTTTATCGCGTCATTTTTAATGCTTTCGTCGCTAAGCATTTCCAAAATGTTCTGCGCAAAGCCAGTCCCTGCAGCGACCTTGTCAAGGCGAGTGTTTAGCTCGGTGCGCAGCTTTGTTGCATTTGCAAAGCCTCTCGCATCTGCACGATCTTGATCTCTGCCGGCCGCTAAATCTCGTCGCAACTGATTTTGATCGTTGCGCGCATCTTCGCGGTCGGCCATTGAGGTGTATTGCTGCCCAAGCTGCAGGAATCGCTGCGCCTTTTGGTCGTTTGCATACTGCGGGTCTTTGACGTACTCGCCGCTCGGCGTAATGTAGCCCGCGTTGCCCACTTTGAGCGGCTCCTGCGCAGCCATTGCGCGTTTGAGGAATTGCGCCTGCACAGGCTCAAAGCGACGGCCGGCATAGTTAGCCGCAAGCGCATTGAGCATCGCGCTCTCGCCTTCCTGCGAGCGCTGCTTCGCATACTGCTGCAGGCCCGCCACGTCTGGCTCAGCGGCGTAAGCATCAATGCCCATACGCGTGAAATAATCAGCCATGCCGCGCGCGGTCTGCGGCAGCATTGAGCTATCGCCAGGCTTAACGTTGTTCGTTAATGTGCCGCCAACACTGGTCTTTGAAGTTGCCTTGGGCAGCACGCGCGGCGCGGCGTTTCCAGCAACCTGGCGTCGCAAAAGCTCTTCCGGTGTAAGAAACGGATCGCTTTGAAGCATTGATTCGTAGAAGTCCATGCTGCTCTCCGTTCAATACATCCCGTAATCTTCTTCGGGGTCGTAAGGCTTTTTGACGCCACGCGTGCCTGCGGGCGGCACCATTGACGGCGGCGTTGTGCCAGTAGACATTGCACGGCGTTGCGCCATGCGCTGTTGCATTGCGCGCAGCATTTCGCCCTGCGTCTTATTAAACGCGCCGTAATCGACATCAACTTTTTCCTGCCCTTTTCGCGCGCCGTAAGCCTGCCCTAGCTGAGCAAGCCCTTGAGCAAATGAAGGACCGACATAAACACGGCCGGCCATTCCGCCCTGCAGTGGCTGCATTGACTGTTGGCGAAGCGCATCTACCTGCGCCTGACGGCGGGCAAGTCGCTCTTCTTCTGGGTTCATCGCTCCAGACTGCAGAAGGTACTCAAGCATCAAGTCGTCATTCATGTCACAGCGCTCCGTAATTCACAGTGAGGTAACCGCTCGAGTGGCGACGTACAAGGTCCGGTCGCACCTTCTCAAGCTCCTGCGCGATCACGCCGCGCTGGCGATATCCGGCGATGTCGTACTCGTACAGACCGACGCCAGTTGAATGCGTGCCGACGCGCTTGATGTTTTGCTTCAAGCGACGATCCGAGAACATGAACGGGTTGCTAATGGCTGCGCTGCCAAGGCTGAACAACCCACCCATCAAATTCCCACCAGCCGCATTCTTGGCATTCTGCGCATCAAGCGCTGCCTGGTACTGCATGTTGGCTGCGCCAAGCAGGTCCGGCGTTTCCGCACGTCCCGACTGCACGAACGACGGCATCTGCGGCATACCAACCTGCTGCCCCGTGAGCAACGCGTTCATTTCGTTGAGTGACATGCCGCGCTGCAGCTGCTGCTCGGCGATCGCTTGCTGGCGCAAACGATTTGCAGCATCGGCAGACTGCTGGTTCATGTTGAACTGCTGACCAAGCGCTTGGTTTTGAGCCTGCATGCGAGCGATGTCTAACGCCGACGCTTGGTTCAACGCGCTATTGTTGAACTGCTGCGCAGCCAAGTCCTGCTGGAACATCTGGTTGCCCGATCTGTTGTACAGATCAGCAATTCCCATCTGCTGGTTGTAGAGCTGGTTCTGCGCCTGGTTGGCAAACTGCCCCGCGCCAAGGTTTTGATTGAACGCCTGGCCGACAGACTGATTGCGAAATTGCCCCGCGGCCAGGCCCTGATTGAACGCCTGATTGGCAGCCTGATTGTAAAAGTTGCCAGCGCCGACATCTTCGTTGAACGCCTGCTGCCGCTGGCCCATCTGCATGTTGTAGAGCCGCTGCGCTTCATTGCCAGCCATATCAAGCGCGTTGTACCGCTCTGAAGCCTGGCGAGCGTACAGATCGTCAAGAGCTCGCTTATAGCCCTCGCTGCCAAGCTTAAAACCTTGATTCGACAGCTGCGTCTCGAGCGATTTTCGCTGCTGGTCTTGCACCGGCATCATCCGGCCAACAAGATCAGTTGCTATCGCGTCGCGATATGAAGCATCAAATGCCGGCAGTGCCGGGTTGTCACTCACGCCCAGGTTGCGCTGTAACGACTCTGTGCCGACGCCGCGCTGCAAGCCACGGTTCATGGTGTTAACGCCCGTTTGCGGGCCGTTAAAGTCAAACGCACGAACAACGTCTTGCTGCCCGACATTGGTTGACAGGCCAGGCGTGTAGTCGGCAATGCCAGTAGATAACTGCGCAGGCCCACCACCGGAGGTCATTGCCGGAAGGTTCTGCCAATCAAACGGCTTAGAGTAAGCATTCTCAACGCGCCCCATAAAGCCTTCGGCCAAATTGCTGCGCCCTTGCTGAAGAGCAAGTTGCGAATCGAGCGCGGCTTGAGCTTCTGGTGTCAGCGTCGTGTTTTGAGTCCAGGTCGTAACGGCCTGGCCCGTAGCCGGGTCAGTCGTTGCCTGCGTCGTCCACGACTCAGTGCCAAACGGCGTATTGATGGTTGGCCGGTTGGCAAAGTTTTGCATGTTGACAGTCTCTTTTGAGAGCTGCCCTTGCGCTAACGCTGCGCCTGTATAGTCAGGCGGCGGCGGAGATGACTTCTTGCCCATCGTGTTTCCTCAAGTAGCGGCAGTCTTCTCGCCGCAATTGCAATACGACTAAGTCCCCATCTGGGTGTGCGTGTTTAACGCGCGCCACCTCAATAAACCCAACATGTTTGTCAAATCGCAACGCTTTGTCGTTACCAGAAGGAACAAGACCCAGCACGACCGAGCAATCTGCTAATCGAAAGACATAATCAAAAACCGCAATTAGCAAGTCGCGTGTTACCCAGTTGCCTTCGCCAGCAACGTGCATTTGACACGACGCGCCGTTCCAGCCATCAAAGCCGACAACGCCAAGAATTTTCCCATCTTTACGAATGTTAGCGATGCAGCGCAGGTGCGGAGTCGGCACATAGCCAACCCGCTCGCAAAGCCATCTCGCTAACAACTCTTGATGGTCAGTCACAATCATCGAAAGTCAAAACCTCCGTCCATCATCCACCACGGCACATCGGCATACAGCGGCTCTTCCACGACTGGCTGCTGCGCCGGCTGCGGCGCTTGCGGCATTTCCAGCATCGCAAGCACGGCTGGGTCGATGTATTGCGGCTCCGTCTCAGGCTGCGTAACAGGCGCAGGCAACGTGCCTTGCGCTTGCATTGCAGCAGCCACATCCGCGTCGGGCGTAAAACCCTCCACAAACGGCGCTGGCGTCGAGAACCACATATCGGGCATCTCAAAATTGATGCCACTGTCAAACGCGGGGATGTTGACGTCAGGCGGCAACGGCTCTGGCGCTGGTGGCGTTACCACCTGCGGCGCCGGGTCTGCCAAGATTTGCTCTAACGTCTGACGAACGGACCGTTCATCAGTCACTGGCGAAACAGCGGCAATAGGCAGCGGCGGCTCCGGTGCGGGAGGCGGCGGAGTAACAACTGGCGCTGCTGGTGCTGCCGGTGGAGGCGGAGGTGGTTCTTCCTGCGCGAGAATGTCTTCCAGCGTCTCACGCACCGACGGCTCTGGCTCAACCTGTCGTCTAGGCGGACGAACATCCGGCTCAACCACAGGCTGTCTCGGCGGAGGCGGAGGAGGAGCAGGCGGAGGCGTTACGACCGGCGGAACAGGTGGCGCAGGCGGTTCAACATCTGGCTGCCATGGCTGCACCACAGGTCGCGGCTCCGTCGGCGGAACGTCCGGCTGGCGCGGACGGTCCGGTTCGCCCGTCTCACCGTCCGGCAGAATCTCTCTTGTCGGAGTGGGCGGTGTCGGCGGGACAGGAGGCTGCGGCAAGTCAGGCGGGGGCCATGACTTGTTGCCCGGCGGGAACGGTGGAGTCGGCGGCACAACCGGAGGCGAAGGCGGTTGCACAGGCGGTTGTACAGGCGGCTGCGCAGGCGGAGGACGAGGCGTTGTCGGGTTAGGCACATTGCGATTTGGCATGACCAACGGGCCTTCCGAATTGCTCTGCCACGCGAATTTCAAGGCCTGCGGGCCAGAAGGCATGCCGCCTTGCGGTTGAGTGTTACCACGAAGTGCCGCAATCAGCGGGTTGCCTACATTTACAGCCATCACATTACTCCGCCAAGTTCAGACATCACATGGAAGCTGGCGAAGATTGTGCTGCCGCCTAAGCCCCTCACGCGCATGCGTAACGCGCCGTAATAACCAAGCCCAGTAACACCAATCCACGTTTCAAATGTGCTAGTTGAATAAGCCCAGCGCGCAAGGTTCCATTCCGAGTCGTTCCACTCCGCTCGCTCTTCGGTTGTAAACGACGGCGAGCCAGCCACATCTTGAAATTGGTACTGCGTGTTGAGACGCACTTTGATAGAAGGCGGCTGACGCGCAATAAAGACGGGACGAACCATCGTAAACCGCTTCAATCGCCCCGGCGTTTCAAACGAATTGAACGAAGTTTGCAATTCACCAGTAATAGCTTGTCCGCCGGTGCCGTCTTTGGCTACCTGATCAAGCTCACCGTAATAGCCTTTGCAAATTGCGTAATCGT